GGAGGCAAATTATGAGTTTTGATTTTGAATATAACGGTTACGAAGTGACCGCGGACGTGACGGAATGCCGGGACGGATACGGCACCGGCGACAGCCCGACATTGTACGACGTCGAATTATTGACCGTGACGGACGACGAGGGCCAGGAGGTTAAAGTTAACGACCTGGGCCGATTCTTTTATGACCAGCTAGTAGATGAAGCCATTAGCATTTATAGGGATTAATAACATGAAATACACCATTACAAGGCAATTCTTCGAGACCTACGTTATAACGTCCGATACCCTGGAAGAGGCTATCAAGATTATGGACGATTGTAATACTGACCCGATTGAAATAATTTATGGCGATATAACTGAAATCCAGGAGGAATAACATGAAATTATTTGAACTGAACGGCCGCGCCGTAGATATTGGCACGATTGAAATTGACGGAATTGACCGAAGTGATTATCCGGATTTTTGCGATGCATATATAGCGAGCGCGCAGTACGAAGACGGAACCGACCTATCCGAAGATGAATGCGAGCTGCTCCAGGATACTTATCCAGGCGTCATTTATGACATGATTGTCGACAATGTATGCGCGAGCGCAGAACTTAATTATCCCGATTAAAGGAGTGAAGATATGAACCCGATATTATTAGCAGAAGTAACCCTGGAAGTGGCCGACTACCGGCCCGATGTTAACAATAATTACCCTCGCGCGCAGTGGCGCTGGGAAACCGTGAACCTGGCTATCGAAATAATAACAGCATGCAATTTAACCGAAGAGTCCGAAGATATAGATGAGACGGTTATAAATTACTTATCTCAGCAAGAGGCCCTCTCATGATTAACGATAAAACTGTGGTTATATTTTGTATACTTGGGACGATTTTTGTACTTTATATCAACCTTAATTATCCTGGGTAGATATATGCCGCCACCATACAAAAGCAATTACCGACGACGGAAGATGCAAGCCTATGAACGACGACAATTAAACCCCGGACCTAAGGAGGAAAAACAACCCATTACAATAGGAATGATTTTACGAATTGCATTTATGATTATTACCGCTGGATTATTCAGCGGAAACTAACAAAAAGGGCCCTGGCGGCCCTTTTCTTATTCAGTTAAGGCATGCCTAAGCATATGCCAATGAACGTGCGATAGCGGCCACCTAGCGCAAGGCTCAGAGGCTATACCAAGATGAAGCAATTCCTCAGCCTGGCCTCCCTTGTATAAAAGTAAATCAGCCTTTAATGCAGTCGTGGTTCCAGGAGGGTGGTATTGCACCAGGATAAAAGAAGGGCAGTTTAGACTAGCGTGCTTCAGATGGAATGCTACCTGATGCGGACTAAGATTGACTTTTTTACCTCGCTTAACTACTTTCAATTCCACCATGACGAACTTGTCATTCTTCAATGCTATCAGACAATCCGGTATCCCCAGGTTCACCCTCGATTCTATCCGCGTGATGTGCGACTCCGGTAGATTCTCTTTTAGTCTTTTGTACAGGCCGGCTTCGGGCTTTACTGCCATTTTCAATTACCTCATTAGCGTCAAATTCAGGGTCCACCTCGATAGTACTTTCTACGTCGATGGGTTCCATATCAATTATATTTTGTGGAGGAGCTCCATAGATGCGCTTAATTTCATCAAGCTTACGCATTACTTCTTCTTTACTCATGCTATCGATGGTACCCACACGAATTTCTTTACGGTCTACATAGATGGTACCAAGGGCCTGGCCTCGACGATATTCAGCCGCCACGGCCGCACCATATGCGCCGGCTTCCAGGGCCTTGTCACGAATGAGCTGTAGATCTTTCATATGCCGATCGTAATTGGTACCGTATTTAGCATTTAACTCAGCACGATACTCCTGAATCGCGGCGACTACATGTGGACAGATCTCCGGGTTTGTAAGCTTCCAGGCTGTTACTTTTGCAGATGCCTCTCGATACCCCGCTCTCAATGCCGCCTCTTTCATTGTTACTTGGCCGTCGCCCGATACCAACTCTTGAACGAACTTCCATTCACGGCCTGACAATGTTTTCTTTTGACTACGTAGACTACCTACATTACTTGTTAATCTCTTTTGCAACTTCTCTCCAAGTACCGGTGGTACATTCCATACATCCTTTTTACTCATGCTACCCTCCGACAGATCCACAAGTCGCCTGTGGCATTTTGTCTAACAGAGAACTTCCTTTCAGGGACACGTCGATAGAATGATTTCAAAGCTTCTCTAACAGATCTTGCTTCTTTCTCATTTTCCACCGTAAAGTAATCATTGATGATCATTCCCTTAAACGGATACTTTGCTCGTTTAGATATTTGATTTCTACGTACAACATGTTTTCTTGGAGTGATTCCTACCAAGGGTACTTCAACGTCAATTGCGGGCATTTAAAATCTCCTGTAAAAGAACCCTAAGTATACCACTAAAACGTACATCAAATAACCCCCTTAAATAAGTACACAAAAACACGGCATTTTACAGGGATTTCAAAAAGCGTTTTCTATTAGAGGGGACGTTTTGAAAAACAGAATATGTTTCACGGAAATAATACTGTGCGCGTACCCCCGTAAATTTGTAAATCCATCACACTACATCACGTCTATCAATCTTTTAAAAAAAGAAGTGTAGGACTGGAGAGCTATATATACCAAGGACCTTACACTACATCACGTCTGTGGGTGGTACTTTCGACTGAAAAAAAAAAACAATTTTTATTTCACAAGAAGTACCACTTAATAGAACCGTTAAATTGCACCGTGATCCGTGATCCGTGATCCATGCTCCTCCCACAACTCACCCCAACCACGAAAACTCCCGAGACCCGCGCCCCAAGGCTCTCAAGCATTTTTACCCTCTATTTTCACCCTAAAGACCCTACTCAATACAAGGCCTAAAGTACCACTAATAAGCCCTAAGTACCACTAAAACGTACACATCACGTTACATCACACCAAATTTTCAAAAACACCCCAAAAAGTACCACGAATAGATTTCTCTCTATTTTCCCAAAAAAGCCAATAAAATCATATCTACCCACAAATAACTACCACAAATAACGCCGTGAAACATTTTTGACCCTCAATTTTTGCCTATTTTTTAAGCAAAAAAAGAGACCTTTCGGTCTCTAAAAAACAGAGTGGAGATGCTCTGTTTAGGGTACTTTATTAGGGTACGGGATTAGTGTACTGTTTGCTGGTATTCCGGACTACTTGCATGAAGATAATGAAGCAGTGTTGCTACCACATATTTGATCTCGACATGCTCCCCAAATTCTAGCTCTTCTATCTTTCCGATGGGTTCATTTCCCTTGGTAATGATAAGCGGCGAGTACATGTCATACGTCACACCGTCGATGGTGATATGTACGAGTTGCATGAGATTGAATTCTTGTTCATCCATGCACCCAATATATCACTTTTTCGCTTTAATTACCTCAATAAGCTTATTAAGATACCAGGCCGCCTTTTCTAGATCCTGCAGGGTGTCTTCCTTGAGGCCTGCTCTAGATAGGTACTTGATAGTTGTCAAGCGTAGATGGCCTCTAAACTCTTCCGGTGTGGACTTGGCTTCCATGTAGTCGATGGTCTCGATGCCACCGGATGTGTAATGAGAAGGGTGGTTAACAGGATCTTCTGCAACAAGGATGGGTTTGTTACCAAAAGCCGTGGTCCATGGGTCTTGGCTCTTTTTTGGTAGCATACGGTCATATAATTCTTCGGGGTATTCCATGTCATTTCCTTTCTGTGATATAGCAATAGATAATATATATCCACATGGCCACGATCATCGGCACAATCCACAAGGGGAAAGTGACGAGGATAATGCCCAGCTTCAATTTAGTCTGCATAACAATCCTTAACTAGTAATAATCACTTCGCCTTGGGTCTCGATCCACACTCTGGCACCACAACTTAATGGCTTGTCATGACTGTACACGACTTTACTATCACCTTTAATCTCAACTTCATTGGCATAGGTGTTGGTCTTATAGGTTTTAACAGTCAAGACAGGATCTCTCTTCCCTGTCTTGTTGTTTTCCTTAACCACATGTTGGTTAACGTGAATGATTGTTTTCATTTTTTCTCCTTTATACTGGACATAATGTTAGCTTTTACCTACATATCATCCATTACAATACCTAAATCATCACCACATCTTTTACATATAAATACATAATCTTGCGCTGGTTGTTCTAGTACTTCTTTGCAAGCGTCAATGGCTTGTTCTGCTTTTTTATAAGGACAAAATTCAATTTGTTCTAACGCTTCAATCGCCATCTTTAATGCTTCGTCTTTAGTCAAAATACCACCCCCTTACATCGCCTCTGTTTTTAATCATCATCCATCTTAATTTACGAATTACTTTTTTCCATTTATGTTGTTTCATGTGTTCTTTTCCTTTAATGCTTGTTCAATAGCACGGGCAAATATTTTCCAGTCACTCAATCCTACAAACTCCCCTGCTGGATTGCTTAAATCTAATCCAAATTCCTCTATCTCATCATCCGTTAATTCTTGCCATTGATTAATAGGTAAAATTTCGTATGTCTTAATTCCGTTACCATTATCTTCAACAAGTTTTAAATTCGCTGGTTGTTCTAGCCCACCCCAATACGTCATTGGTTTGCCTTTTTCATCTGTTAATGCTTCGTCTTTAGTCATCATCTTTTCCTGTGTAATAATCTAACAACACACGACACGCATCAATGTTAGCTTGGTTCATGCGCTTATCATCTTCGTTATACGCAGCAACTAAAAACTCTTTGCTATCTCTTAACTGACGCTTGAGTAACGAAACAAAAATACCATCCATTACGTCATACAGTATGGTGTTATCTTCCATATCAAACTTAATTTCCATCTGCTTTCCCCGTCATCTGATGGTAATTACCTTGCCCATCTTTAAGCGTAATTGTGCAGCTTTGATGCAGACTTGTCCACAATGTCATAGTTAAGAATGTTATTAGCACTCCTGCGATTGCGTTATTCATTCTTTTCTCCTAACAATTTTGAGAATATACATTTGCGTTCTTTAACATCTGAAACAAAATGCCTGTCCGACTCAAAAGTAGTTATCTTGTCTTGCATTATCTGCTCAGGTGTTGCCGCCATGCACTTCATATCAGGTTGGTCTTTTGGTATTAACATATAATGCGCGAGAGGTGTTCCTGCTTTAATTAATGTCTTACCCTCCATCACATGCCACAACAATTGTATATTCATTTGCGCTACACCCTGTTCACGGCTAAAGAATCCTGGCACTGTAGTAAAACGTTTTTCAGTGGTGTAAGGCATGTTAGCTTCCTGTAAGTAATACCCTTCAGGTACGTTGCACCGCCACGGGGTATGTACTTTTACTACTGTACTAATTGAATTGGGGATAGTCCCTCCAATATAATCCGCATACTGAGCATTGCGATGGAACCCAATAGCATCCCCGACAACACTTCCATTAGTCAGCTTGGTTTGGTCCATTGAAGACGTCCAAGTAAAGGAATTACCATCCCCATTAGTTTCAATTGTTATGTCTTGGTAAGTAGTTATAACCCACCCTTGCCTCGCATAGTTATAAATCCCTGGGCATTTAGCCGTTGACAGTAATTTTTCCATACCAAACCCAGGTTCTTTCTTTTTCGCGGCATATTCTTTCGATGCATTGACTAATAACTCAGGTCTAAAGTTACGTGCATGTTGAACAGGTGCTAAGTCTGCAACTTCAGGTATTAGACTAAAAAACTCAATCGTGGGTTTCTTTTTAAATATGTTCATCTTTCTACCTTTCTAAATTGGTGGGGTACTCGCGCTAGTTAATATAAGTGAGCACAATATATTGTGGCACTTTCCCCCTTAAACTTTAATACTGATCTAGATATTCATCTTTACGATGGACCATATTGCTTGGATGGAGCAAATAATTCTCGCCGAGGATTTCTTTTAAACCCTGGATGGCTTCTTCACGAAGACGTGTAGCGTTTTCCATCTCGTCACCCTGCGTTTGTACGCGTACTATATCTAATAACATTGTCTTTCCTTTCTGATTTCTTTTGGACGTGAGCCGTGATCCGTGGTCCTTGAACCTTGATAACATATAACTTGTTATCGAAGATAAGAACATGGTACATGGCCCGTTAGCTTAAAAACAAGTCGTATTGCAATTGCCATTGTAGCAACAAGTTGTGCACGTCACCATTCTACCGTCATACGTGACAGTGGAAGTCGTACAAGTAGCATATGCGGCAACAGCGTAAACTGCAAACATAGACGTCAGTAATACTTTAGCTAAAAATTTCATTTTAAATCTCCTGTATAAATTGATTGGGTTACTTTATTGAGGTACTACGGTTTAAATTTACCAGCCTTTTTTAAATTATGCAAGCAATACATGCAAATAATTATCCCAAAGGACATTCCTAGGACAAAGGCCTCTTTGTAGCATAGATAATAGTCAAGTAAATTAGACATTTTGCTTTCTTTTCATAAAGATGGTATAAGAATACTTTCTTGGGACAAGTATTTTACTATGCCTTTTAAAGATCCGGAAGTAAAAATAGCAAACGCTCGGCGATATTATAAAGAAAATCCCGAACCGGCCAGGACTAGATCGGCTAAATCCAAACGAGATATGCGAGCTCGGTTTGCGGAATATAAAAGTACCTTATCTTGTATACAATGCGGGGAAAGTCATCCCGCTACCTTAGATTTTCACCACCACACGCCCCATCCAAGTAATATTAAGATAAACGATCTTATCCGTGGAGGTCGTTTGGCATTTGCAATGAAGGAAATAGAAGAGAAGTGTTTAGTGCTATGTAGTAATTGCCACAGGAAGCATCATTACGATGAGAGAAAGAAGAAAAAGGAAAGGGCGCAGATTTGGTAGCTGTTACATGTAACGCAGAAAGCCGAAAAACTCGTTACTTGCTACATCCTCTGAGGTCGGCTTAACCGCCCTGATAACTGTAGTTCACATTTATGCTTGTATCTAAACTAAAAGTTTAGTTTGACGCACATTATTTATTCATTACGTACATTGTCACTTCGAAGCCAAAGCGCATTTCAGTAGCTGCTGGTTTTGTCCACATGATTTAGTCCTTAATATATACAAAGCAAAATTGCTTGCTTGTAATAATCTGCCTATTATTAAAGACAAACAATACGGATAATCATGATTCTTGGTCCGTGGGCCCATAACCGATGTTACCGTTGCTACCTATAATATCGACGCGTCCCTCTGATGCTTCATCGCCCCAAGGCAGATCGGCCGTCGTAGGGTGTTTAAGCTCATAGTAATCTTTTAAGCATAACTCCGATATGTCATTCAGGCGTTCCATCTTAAAATCGTAAACGTCTGCAAGGCTGGTCAATAACTTTGTGGTTCTTGCATCTGATGCATATTCTGCATAGGCGCGCAGGTCGTCAGCCACGGACCAGCAACTCATTATTGCGTCTTCTAAGTCTGTAAAATTACTCATAATTGTGTACCTCTCCATCTGTTAAGTGATCTTAATTTTCTACGCTCTTTCCGGTTTAAATCTATTCTCGTTCCAATATACCCGAGCACAAGCAGCCCGATAACAATGGAAAGTAAGATATATAAAAAAATGCTTATCATAATTAGTCCTCCGGCATTTCAAGTTCGTTGATATCTATTTCTGATACTCGGTCATTGGGCAGCTTGACCATGGCCGTGGTTGGAAAATGCCCTGTACCAAGCACTTTTACTACACATTCACCTTTTCTCCACCACATCCACTTATAAAGGTGATTCATTCTATTCCCTTCCATTATATTGTTCCCTTTCTATCGTCTAGTTTAATCATGACCAGGTTCCAAACAAATCCATGCCGCTTGCGATTGAAACAACGGTATGCTTGCGCTTCCTCTGCCACGAGTAATCTTTAAGGGAGCGTTTGCTGTTTAGATAGATGGTCGTGTACTCATTGACTTTAATAACAGTTTTATCCGTGCTGTTGTACATCTCTTCTTTTTTAATCTGAGACTCACGTAAAGACATGTCGTACTTCTTACGCGGAGTACCTTTATCGTTAGCTCGTTTTTCGCGCTTCTCTTTCGCTGCTTCCGATCTTTCTTTTATTTCTGACCAATCTTTAGGGGTGTACTTCCTGGAAGTACAGGTATACCTACGCATGGTACGTCCAGAAACCTTGCAAACAACTCCGGAGTTTTGTACAACTCTAATATACCCAGAACAATGCAGGTTCTTAATCATATTATGAATCTGCATCTTGGATAGTTTAGTGTGGTGCATAAGCTCATTACGAGTCATAGGCGTTTTACGTAACGCCTCCATGACTAGAAGCTTATTAGCTTCGTACTGTATCCAAATATCGATACGTTTTTTAGATTCCATCTTTCTTCCTTTCTGGTAGTAATGTTTCTAAATCGAAGGGGTTGATTCACTTTTGGAAAAAAAGTCTTTTTCGTCGATTACAGGCTTTGCAGTAGCAGCCTTCATTAGATCTATAGACTCAAAAAGGCCTTCATACGTGTCAGAAAACACTGATGCTTCTGAATAACCCGCTAATTCACCTAATTTATCGTAAAACACTTCTTTAATCTCGAAGTATTCACCCATTTCTTCGTTTTCAAAACGTACTACTCTGTAATTCCAAGTCATACCAATTCCTTTCATGAGTGTTTTAGATATTGAATTTTGCATTTGCGTTTCTACTTAAAAATTGACGTTTAATTTCTGCCCTGTACTCCATTACAGCATCCTCAAACTTTAAAATCTCGTCTTCGGTAACGCTGTCCGAGATGTTAATTCTACGTGTTTTTCCTGTTTTTGTGCTTTTTAACTGAATCCATACTTCTTTGATATCAATTTGCTCAGGAATATACTCAAATTCATCCTCAGGCGACCCAAAGATTTCAGGAAGCACCTCATAATGCACAGTGACTTCTTGATTACGTATTGTTTTAATTTCGGCCATTAGTCTGTTCCTCTAGTATTTTATTAAACTCACGCTCAATAAGGTCCATGGCAGCTTGTCCAATGGAAGTTTCATAGTAATCAGCTAATTCCTTGAGCATTGCATAAGATTTTGATCGAATAATCAATGTTGCCCATGCAGTGTCTCTTTTTGACGGCGATTTTGCCATATAAGCTCTCCTTTCTATTGAAAAGACACTGTATCATAAGCTTTTAGAACAACGCAAGCACTATTTTACTTAGCCCCACCCCAGGATTCCCCAATCTCAACATCCACTTTGCTTGGAACTTCTAGCTCCACAGCGTTTTTCATGATTTCTGCAGCTGCTTCCGCCTCTTCTCGGTTCTTTACTGACACTGCAACCTCGTCATGTACCTGTAAAAGGATACGGAAGCCTGCTTTATGAAGCGCGATCATCGCAGCTTTAGTCTGGTCTGCTGCAGAACCCTGAATTAAACGGTTCAATCCCTTATATGTACCTGCACGCTTGACCCGTGGTCCGTATTCCGCGACTGCTTGTTCGTAAGGCAATGCCTTATTCACACCCCAAGCGATAGGTTCAAATAGTGGGAAGCGACATTTACGTCCAAGCAGGGTACGAATAGTACCATTAGTGGATGGTTTTTCAATGCGACGCATCACTGCCTCTACTGTTCCGCGTAAAAAAGGGACTTTATCATGAAAATTTGCAATTAATTCACCTGCTTCATCTACAGGCAAGTCCAATGCTGCGGCCAGTTTGTTCTTGCCCATACCATACATCAAACCTAAGCCGATGGTCTTGGCTGGTTTACGCTCGATTCCTGCCATGTCTGCTACCATTAAGTGAAAATCTGTATCAGGATTTTTATTATAGGCACGGCACATAACGTCTGCACCGGGAAGCCCTAGCATCGTAGCGTAATGCACTAGTAAACGAGGCTCTTGTGATGAGAAGTCGTTCGCAGCCCACAGCTCCCCCTCTTCAGGAAGGAATAGGGAACGTACTAAGGGGCCTATGACCTCGTGTCGAGCCGGGACCTGCTGTAGGTTAGGCTGGGACATGGAAAGCCTGCCAGTGACCGTGCCGCCATCGTCAGAGCGTAGTTGATTGACATGCGGATGTATACGTCCATCGACCTCGGAAAAGTCTAGGTAAGGCTGTAAAAATGTTCCGTGGGTCTTGTTTAGCTCACGTGCTTCTAAAATCATCCTGGCGATAGGGTGGGTATTCCATTCCAGAAAGGTTTTTGTAAAACTAGGTGCGCCTGCCTCGGTCCTTGGATAATCAACCCCGACCTTGTCAAATGCCGTAGCGACACTGGCCGCGGCCCAGATGTCTACGTGAGCCCCTACTTCTTTCTTAATGTTTATAAGGAACTGCTGTTCTTGGCGCTTCATATCCTTAATAAGCTTCTCAGCGTTTTCCCGGTCAAAGCGAATGCCCTTAAATGTTAAGTCGATAAGGATAGGTAACATCTCTGTTTCAAGATTAAAAATGGACTCAACCTCTTCCTTACGTAATAACGTTTGGAGATGATGCCAAAGCTTTAAAGTCAATGCCGCATCTTGTTCGGCATAATCACCTACGTACATTGCAGGCAACTTCCATAATTCCTTCTTAGGGTGCACGCCAAAGTCCGCAGCTGCGTCTTTAAGGCCCTGCTCCGACTTGATGTCTTTCAGGTAGTCAAAGCCTAAACTGTTAAGAGAGAATGAAAAACGGTTCTCGTCCACAATTGCGGCGGCGAGCATGGTATCAATAATCCGTCCGTTGACCTCGAAGCCTTGTGCTTTTAGCCAGCCCGTGTCATATGCCGCATTGTGCATGATCTTGTCGCAGGGTAAGGCCAGAGTCTTCTTGACCCAGCGTTCTACAATCCCTTTATCTAGATTCCCACCGCCCTGATGTGCAACAGGGAAGTAGCCACGCCATCCGTCTACGGCAAACGCATATCCTACAATGAAGCCATCTTTACGGGGCCAGCCTGGGCCAAACTTTTCCATATTAGGATCACATGTTTCCAAGTCAATTGCGATTTCAGTCGCTTGAGACAGGTCAGGGAAACTCTGTGGCGGAAGCCACTCTGAAGAAATGGGGAATAACACAAGTGGTTTCATAGTCTAAAGCCTTTTCTTTCGTTCTTAGGGAGGACTAAATGAAGCGCTTGACGTGCACGTGTGATTCCTACGTACAGAAGGCGATTAACATCGTCCGCATTTTTTTCATACTCGTTTGCAAATTTAGTAGAAAGGTCCGTGAGCAGTAAGACATTATCCGCTTCACCGCCTTTTGCTCCGTGGATCGTGGACAGCTTAATATTAATCTTGCCTGTAATCTTCGTGCCACGACGTAAAAGCGCAATGATGTAATCGCGCTTCTCTTCACCGATCTTGGTCAAGGCCTCATGCCAGATGATATCTGTATCAAGGCCATGGTGTTCTTTTAAGTAATCCATAGAAAACATGCCCTCTGGGTCAATATCTTTTAGCATTTTATGGCCACGTTTGATAAAATTAGAATTAAGGTGTTTATAGATCTGTCGGACCACAGGGAAAGGGACTTCTTTACCCTTGCGAAGTGTTTCCCATCCAAGAACCGCAGTCATGACGGCCTCATTAATGCTCCGATGTCCGTGGCGCTCGAACAGTAGTCCTTGCGACTTAATCCAGTTATGCATCTCATTTAATAAGTAATTCGTTGAAGCGAGGATAAGCCACTCGCCTTGTGTGATATCCACATGCTGGAAATCATTATAAAACTTTACATCTCCCTCGTAATCACGGGGGTTCCAAGTCTTAGGCTGTCTTTTACGAATGCGATTAACGATGGTATTAGCTAAAGCATGGACTTTAGCTGGGACACGGTAAGATTGCTCAAGGACAGTAATGTCTCCATCAAATCCTAAAAAGCTGTCTACATCTGCACCTGCCCAGTTATATACAGCCTGGTCATCGTCACCGGCAAGGAAGGAGCGTTTTGCACGAGACGCGAGCTCCGCTACCAGGCGCCACTGCAATTTAGACAAGTCCTGGGCTTCATCAATAATAAGCACCTCTAATCTAGGCAGCTTATTTGCATTCTCTACAATACGCTCTAGTAGGTCTGTAAAGTCAAGTAGGTCATTGGCTGCCTTATATTGACGATAGGCACGTTCTACATACTCAAAGTGATACCACTCAATAGTCATTCCACTACGATTGTAATGCGTACGTAAGTCGACTTCTTTGATACGGGCGGTGTTAATTTCATTAAGGATAGGATTATCTACCCTAACCATAAAATCTTCTTCCCCGTTCTCAACACCTATTTGTATGCCTGCTTCTTTAGCAAACTCTCTGTAATTCTCAGGCTTCATCATGTCTTTATTACTAATGCCGAGGCATCGGTATGCAAGGCTGTGAAGTGTTCTAAACCAAGGGAAGTCCACATCAGGATTTAGATGCGGAAACTTCTCTACTGCACGTTCTTTTGCTTCTGTGGCGGCTTTTCGCGTAAAAGCGAAATAGCCCATCTCAATAGGGTGTATCCCATCGTCTAATTCCTTTTGAATAACGTTCAACAGGAAAGTAGTTTTTCCAGAGCCCGGCGGGCCGAATACTTTCCTGATAGCCATGATTAAGCGTCGAGGTCTTCTATGATAGGCCACATGATGATAGGTGTTGTTTCACCTATATATGCACCAATTATATTAAAATCGATATACTCAATCGCTTCTTCTTCTGTCATTTCGCTGGTTTCAACTAAATGCTCTACAATCAACTCGCCACTGTAGATAGCACGTTCAACCATCATATTGCCATGCCAGGTCATGCAGACGCCGATTAAAGCGTCCTCTAGACCATCAATCATTAAGGTATCTTCATTCATTAGAATGGACTCGCTTTCTTCATCTCAGGAGTTACAAAAGGAGAATCTTGCTTATCAAACCTAGGCAAAGTCCACACACGTGTAGAACGTCCTTTTAGGTATAGATTAACAGGTTCTCCGCTCATTTCGCGCATACGTTGCGCCATCTTCGGAGCAGAAAGTCCAGAGAAGTTATTACGCTTCAAATGGGCTTCCAGATCCTTGATTCGGAAATACACAAGGCCTTCATCCTCGTTCGTCCAAGGACGGCCTAGTAGAATCTCATCGCGGTCCATGCCCTGTTGTAAGTGAGTACAGAACTCTTCAACAAGATCAACAAAGCGGCCAGTAATGCTCGTGTCTTCTGATGCTTCTGTAATTTGCTCCAGCTCCACCATCTCTTTAAGTAGGCCGTTGAGCACGGCTTCCCAATCTTGCTTACGCAGGGTAGGAGGCAACATATTGATTTTCTCAATACATGCCTTTTGGAAAGCCATTTGATTAAATAAGCTATCAGTCTCTAATTCGATACGTTTGCTATTCACATCCAAGAACCACAAAGGCGGTTCCGAATTGTACTTAGATAACGATCCCATTTCAGGTGCGTCTGGTCCGTTGCCCCCGATCCCATGCTTACGGGTACGGCACACGCCTGAGTTACAAAACGAGTTAAGAGGTGCGTCTTTACACTTGTAGAAGTATTCCTTCTTAGCAAGTTGC